GAACCCGTGAGCGTGTAGCTTCCCGCCGCCGCGGTTAAGGTCGTGCCGCCAGCGGTTGCGGTCGCAAACGTAACGTCGGAGCCGGTGATCCAGTAGCCTAGGCCCAGACCGACCGCCGAGCCGGTGAGTGCGTAGTTGCCGGCCGCAGCCGCCAGCGTGGTCGGGTACACCAGACCGGCCGCGGTGCCGGTGAGGGCATAGCTGCCAGCGTCGGCTGCTAGTGTCGTCGTGCCGGACGAGGCCGTCGTAAAAGTTACATCCGAGCCGGTGAGCCAGTAACCAAGCCCTAGCCCAGTATCCGAGCCGGTCAGCGTGTAGCTGCCGCCGCCTGCGGTTAATGTTGCGCTGCTACCGACAGGAGCATCGGCGTAAATCTCGATCTTGCCGAAGGCGTTGGCGTTGTCGGCTTCGGTATAGCCGACGCTAAGATCAACATCGGTCGTTGCAGCTTCGTCGGCTCCGACTTTCGATGCCCTGTGAAATCCGGGAGCGGGGAAAAGTGTCTTGAAGGCCGAAGTAGCAGTCGTGCCGGTCGTATGTATGCTGATGACAAGGCTTCTGTTCTTGTCAAAAGCAAAATTTATTTCATCGCTTACGAGCGATGTAGCAGCAGCGACACTGCCGCTCGCACTGCCGGACCACAACAGTTGGATCTGCGAGCCGTCAAAATCGACAATATCGCCACTAGGGGCGGCATGGCCTACATAAACACTATCCCAAGTGATCCCGACGGTGCTGCTGCTTTGGATCGTTACCCGTATCTTGGTGCCAGTTGCAGGAGCGCCACTATTGTAAACGCTGGTCGCGACCGCCTGCCGTAAAGTCTGATTGCCTGAATTGCTCCCATTGCCGGTTAGCGTAACATCGTAGAGCGTGTACCAAGCCTGCGGGCCCTGCGTTGTTTCGTTGCGCGGTTGCCAGAATTTAAGGCCGACCGGCCCAGGAGGCAGAACCATTGTACTGCCCCCGCGTCATCAGTTCAGACTGCGCCAGATGTGAAATTGCGGAATGATCGACGGCGCCACGCTGACCGTCAGCCCGATCCACAGGCCCGAGGCCACCGAGGTATCGACCGAAACCGCCGCACCGGTGGTGCAATGCGACACCGAGGTCTGACTGCTCGCGGTAGCAACCGCGCCGCCACTCTCCCACTTGCCGACAGCAAGCACAGTCGAGTTGGCGCCGGGTAAACCGATCGAGCGAAACACCAGCAGGCAGCGATACAGGAACGGCGCCGTGGTGATCGAAGGCACATAGTTCTGTGTCGGCGATACGCCAAGCGACGTGCCACCGATCACCAGCCCATACCGTGGCGTGATGATCATCGTACCGGCCGCGCCTGTCGTGATCGTGCCGCCCACCGTGAGCTCGTACACCTTGCCCGCGCGCGGCTCGTTGGCCGGAATGCCGGTCAACGCAGTCGGAATGAGCACGGTTTCGGTCGTGGCCGTGATGGTGGTGTAAGCCGAATTAACCGGCTCGGTGAGGGTATCGGCGAAATATTGACGACTGATGTTAGCCTCCTATTAGGCTCCGAGCCGGGCGACGACATAGGTGTCAAGATTGCCGCGCTCGGTCGAGTTCAGTGCGGTGTTGGTGACAAGCGCCTCAGCAACAGTGCCATCCCAGCAGGTGGCCGGAAAAGCCATGGTGCCTGATGAAGTTACGGGATCGCCGCCGATGCAGATATTGCCGCTCGAATTGAGCGTGAATGAACAAGACGTTTGCGCTGCTTGCACATTGTTGATGTAGAGCGTGGCGTTGACGTTATCGAACACCATCAACACCCGCATGTTGGTATTGAGTGATACCGAACCACTCGCACCCGCCGCCGCCGCCACCTGATACATGCACAACGCATTCGTGCTGGCGTTACGCAGAATGGCCGCGACACAGCCAGCCGTGTTGTAATCAACGGCACTGCCAGCCGCAGCCGTCGCACCCAGATACGAAAATATGCGCCCGAAACTCGCAGTGCCGGTGTCCATCTGACCGATGAAAAACCAGGACGAACTCGATCCCATGGACAGCGCGACATCGCGCGCCGTGTTGAGATAGGTCGTATTGGACGCCGTGAAATCGATCGACGGTAGCGAGTTGTAGCCGGTCGCATTGAGCGTCGGCCGGTGCGTGGTCAGCGATCCAAGGTTGAACCCATTGCCGCTCTGATCCGCGATGCTGTCGATCAGGCTGCCGGTGACGCTGGTGCCGGTATCGGCCTTGATCCACAGCCGCAGCGCGGAGCCGAGATCGGCGGGCGTCCACGATACTGTCGGCGCCAGGTTGACACTCCCAGCCGGGCCGCACGGGAACAGGATCGCCACCATGTCAGGCCAGCGTGAAAAGGGTCGCAGAAAAGTCAACAGTGAGCGTGTTGCCGGCCGTGACCGTGGTGGTCGAGCCGTTATCCCAATAGGCAATTAGCGCATCAGCCGGGCTCGTTGCCGTGTCGTTGTAGAGCGCGGCATACCGGAACGCGATGCCGGCACCGCTCGCCGTCCATGCCGCCGGATCGGTCGCCGTGACCGTGACCGTGCCGGCGGTTTCCGTAATGCCGATGGTGGTGGTGGCGCCGCCCGCGGTGTAGCCGTTGGCGGTCGCCAATTCGGTGATGGCCGATAGCGTTGTGTGCGTCGCATCAGGAACGCCATTGCTCAACGCCACCTTGAACGTGTGCGAGCCAAAGTTGTGCACGCCGCGACAAAGCTGTTCGACGAAATCGCCGTATTTTTGGTACGTTGCCATCTAGACACCCATGTGCTTTGCAGCGCGACCAATCCAAGCCTTGAATTCCTCTAGGCTCATTTCACGCTTTGCGAGGTTGCAGGTACGGCAAGCAGTCGTGACGTTGCCCTCGACATAGCCGCGGGTGTTATCGATCCGATCGATGCCGTTGAGCGGAGCGGCGGGAGTGCCGCAGTAGGTGCAGTCTTGTTTCAATAACCGCACAAGCAGTTCATCCGAAAGGCTACATTCCAAGCCTTTGTAGATGGCCGAACGCCGATACAAACCGAGAGCGTGCCGAACCGGGTTTTTCAGTTGCGCCTCACGAACCTTGCGGCTGCGCTCCTTTGCGTATGCCGGATCACTCTTGCGCTTCCGCTTTGCCCATTCGGCTTGATACGCCTTGTATTCTGGCGATCCTGGTGGGCCATATGGGAAGCCTTCCATCGCCATTTAATCCTCCGTTGACGATGATGCGCCGATCACTTTGCCGGTCTTGGGATCGCGGTGAATGACGGCTTTACGCGGCTTGCCGACCGCTTGCATCAATCCGGCATGTGAATGCGAGATAGCGTTGATCAGCGCAGCCATGGCCTCATCAGTCTTGCTCGCGCGGGCGGCATGCTCGGCGTCGCGCTCGCGCTCGCGTACCAGCCCGTCGCGATAGTGCATGGTGCGCCGGGCAACATCCTCGTCAGGACCGAAATCCATCGAGTGCTGCTGCGGGATCTGCGCTTGCTGCGCGGCCTTGTCGGCGGCAATCTGCGCCTGCGTCTGCGCCTTGAATTGTTCAATTGCCATCTGGTTCTGCGCCTTCTCGCGTTCAATCTGCAGTTCCAGCGTGGTCTTCTGCACCTCGGTCTGCTGCTGCAGTTGCGCGGCTTCCCGCTTGGCCGCCAGATCGGCCTGCATCTTCTCGCGCTCCAGCGCGATCTTGGCCTGCCCCTGCTGCTGCTCCATCAGCAGCTTGGCCTTGGCTTCCTCTGTCTTCGGGTCGGGCTGCTGCGCCTCGTTCTGGCCAGCGTCGCGGAATTTCTTCTTGATGTCGGCCGGGAGCGGCGACGTCTCGATCAGCACATCCATGACCGCGGCAGCCTTACCGGGCGAGAGCATCGGCGCCACCGCCGGCAATGCTTGCGAGATCGCGTCGTAGGTGTCCTGCATCAACGTAATGCTGTCGGGGCCCTCGTCGAGAATGATGTCAACGTCGAGTTCGCCCACCGCATTGCGCAGCATTGGCGTTCCGGTGACCGGATCGATCTGCACCACCTCGTTGATCTTGACGAATTGCGGTTGGCCTTCGGCGTCGGTGACCCTGATCCACCGTTCGTTCGTCCAGTACTTCTGCACCACGTTGAACAGGCAGCGATACACCCGCATTTTCCATGCGCGCAGATTGAGCATGTAGGGGCCCAACTCGGCGATGCCGGCCTGCTGTAAGAGGGCAATGGCGCGACCGGATGATCCATTCGCCAGCCCAGCGCCACCGCCACCACCTGCCAGTGCCGGATTGGGCCCGAAATTCTCGATTTCCTGCGCTGCATCCCGCATGAATTCGAGTTGGGCCATTACCGAGGCTTGCTTGGCCTGATCGTCGAAGCGGATGTCATCTAGCGAAGTGTTGACCAGCACGATGCCATCGGCGCGGGCTGCTTCGCGTCGCAACGCTTCGACGTTGCCATCTGCCACCGCCGCCTTGGTCGCTATGATCCGGCGGTTACTTGCGTCGAACAGACCCTTCGACCGGCGTTGGTTCACCTCGTCCTGCGGCGACATGAGATTGCGCGGGAAGCCGTAGCGGTCGCCCTCATGGTCAACCTGCGCCGAGAACATCAGATATTTGCAGAATTGTTTTTCGTACTCGTCCACAAACGGCGACGTACCTGCCATCAGTATCTTGGAGCCGGTAAACAGCGCCCAACGCCAGCCGCCCTTCGATTTGTACCAGACGTCAACAAGCCTGACCTGTTTAAAGTCGCCGTTGGCCTGGAACCACTTCGCATCCTTGTCGGAATTGCTCGTGAGCTCGCCGCTGCTGTCGCACGCGGCCTTGATGTCGTCTTCCATGCCCGGCAGCAACTCGATCAGTTGTTCCTCGTCCACGTATTTGCCGATGCCCATGTAGCGGGCGTCGGAAAAGTCGTGCTTGAACGAGCGCGGGTCATAAAAAAACCCGTCGTTATCGACGGGTGAGAACATCACATCATAGTTGGGTTGTTGTGGTGGCGGCGATCCTCCCTGAAGAAGATTGCCCTGTTCCTGCGTTTGCGCCGTAGGTGGCATGGCCTTGAGGTCAAGCTCGATCCCAGCAAGACCGTCGATCGCCGCCGCTTCCGCAATGATCGGGCCGACCTCGTTCCACTTGTTGCGATCCATGATGAAGCGCAGCACCGCGGTCGCCAGGTCGGCGCCCTGCTGATGCTGCGGTGTCCTGGGGTAAGCCTTGGGATCCTGCTTGAGCCGTTCCACCAGCCCGACAATTCCATCGATCTTGCGGCCGATCTTGTTGTACGTGACGACAGGTTGGCGCCGGTCGTTAAATGTCTTGATCTGGTCGGATGTCCATTGCGAGCCGTGGCGATAGCGCCGCGCGTTCTGCTGCTCCTGAATTTCCAGCGTCTTGTTGTCGAGGTAGGTGGTGTACGACTGGATGCACTTTTCCAGCGTCCATGAGCCGTCCTTGTTCTCGTCGTTGTCGGACAGGTCGGCGGGCCCGCCACCGGACGCCGATCCGCCCTGCTGGTAGCCGCTGAGACTAACGACCGTGTTGCCCGCCATTGTGTGACCCTCAGTACTGCTGCCGGCCGATCGACATCGCAGCCGGATCAGGCGGCGGTAGCGGCGGCCCGCCCGGAATGGCGGTTTGCGGTGGTGCGGCCGGCGGTTTCATCATCGGCTCGGTTCCCGGTGGGGGTAATGGCGGCGCTTCGCCCGGTTGCGCCCCGCCAGGCGGCCCGCCCAGCGCACCGGCGAATGTCCCCATCAGCGGCACAACCGCGCGCTGCTCCTCGGGCGAAAGCGAACCGATGAACATCGCGAACTTCTGCTCGATGGTTTCCATGGTTATTCCTTATCGCTGTATGATGTTCGCGGGCGCGGAGCCGGGATGGCCGTCCCGTCGCTAGGCTTGAACACCGTCAGGCCCGGCTTGCTCCGCGCTCATCTGGAACAAACCGCGAAGCGTCAGGAAGTCGGCAGTTAATGACGCCGTTCTCAGTATGTCCGCCAATCGCCGGGCTGCTCGCCGCCCGGCTTGAGCGGCGCATAGCCGCTGATGTCCTGCGGCTTCGGTGCTTCCTTCACGCGCGCATACGGCCGCGACATGCAGGCATACCGCCACTCGTCACCACAATGGTCCTCGCTGTCGGTCATCACGTCTTCATGCCGATCAGGATCGTGCTGCAGAAACGGAATGGTGCGGATGCTATCCACGCAAGTCGAGAACGTCACGATCATGGCGTGACCCTCGGCGTTACCGACCATCCGCGAGCGCATCTGATCCCAGCCGCTGATCTGCTGGCCGTGGCGCACCCGCCTGTTATCGGCGCGCTTGAACCATACTTTGCCGTTTGAGCCGGTGCCCATGCTCTCGGCTATCGACGGGCCGCCGTCCTCGATAAAGGCGCTGGGATCGAGCACACCGTAAGCGATGTCATCGTCCTTTTCGCGCTCGGCAATTTGCCTGCCTACTTCCGCCGCGTGCAGCTTGATCCCGACATTGGGTTGTCCGGGCTTCATTCCGTACCACTCGCGATATCTGACCATGCAGCCGCGCGGCAGGACGTGACCGTTCACCTCATGATCGTCCGACACCACCGCCCACCAGCCGACCGAGAATGGTGAGGCCGAGCCCCAATCCATCGAGCGGAACCGCATCCAATCTTTCGGGATTTCAAACGGCCGGATCA